TACAACAATTCTTATGTTGTACTTGATTCTTCTGCAGTTTATGTATACAATAAGTACAATGATTCTTATCGATACATTCCTGCAAACGGCCACGTCGCTGGTCTTTGTGCAAGAACAGATGATACTAACGATCCTTGGTTCTCACCAGCTGGTTATAACCGAGGAAACCTCCTAGGAGTAGCTAAGCTTAAGTGGAATCCAAACAAGGCTCAGAGAGATACTCTCTATAAAGCTGGTGTTAACCCAATCATTTCAGAGCCTGGTCAAGGTATCTTGCTCTTCGGTGATAAGACAGCACAAAGTAAACCATCTGCGTTTGATCGTATCAACGTTCGTAGGTTGTTTATTGTTCTCGAAAAAGCAATTTCAACTGCTTCTAAATATCAACTCTTTGAACTCAATGACGAGTTTACTCGAGCAATGTTCAGAAACATGACTGAGCCATTCCTTAGAGATGTCAAAGGACGGCGTGGTATCACTGACTTCCTCGTTGTTTGTGATGAAACAAACAATACTGGAGATGTAATTGATACTAATAGGTTTGTAGCAGACATCTATATCAAACCTGCTCGTTCGATCAACTTCATTACTCTGAACTTTGTTGCGACGAGGACTGGTGTTGAATTCTCCGAGATCGTTGGAACTGGTAACTAATAACTAAATAAATATAAGAAAGAAAAAACTATTATGGCAACAGTAGACGATTTTAAAGCAAAGCTTATCGGTGGTGGAGCAAGGGCAAACCTTTTTAAGGCAACCCTTACTTTCCCCGGATTCGCTGGAGGAGATAGTGAGCTCGCGCAGTTCATGTGTAAAGCAGCTCAACTGCCTGGCAGTACAGTTGGACAGATTGATGTACCATATCGTGGGCGTCAACTTAAAATAGCAGGTGATCGTACATACGAGAACTGGTCGGTAACTATTATTAATGATACGGGTTTTGAAGTTCGCGATGCTATGGAGCGTTGGCAGAATGGAATAAACACACACGTATCAAATAGTGGTTTAACAAATCCATCTGATTATCAAACTGATCTTTCAGTTGATCAGCTAGATAAAGCAGGTAACGTTATTAAGACATACACATTTAGATCCGCTTGGCCGGTGAGTGTGTCGTCTATCGAGGTGGGTAATGATTCTGCTGACACGATTGAGGAATTCACTGTTGAATTCGCTTATCAGTATTGGGAATCAAACACTACTTCTTAAAACATCTTAGAAGCCACAGTGGGCCAGATAGCTCACTGTGGTTTTCTATAAATAATGTATTATGGCGATGAATTTATTTGGATTTGAAATTGGAAAAAAGAGCTCAGCTAAAGGTGAGGTTAAAGCAATTTCGCCTATACCCAAACATAGTGATGAAGCTTCAACGACAGTTACTTCGGGCGGTGGATATTACGGGCAGTATGTAAATCTTTCGGACACCGATGGAACCTCAGATCATGAATTAATTCGCAAATACCGAGAGGCCTCGCTTCAACCTGAATGCGATGCTGCTATTTCAGATATCGTTGATAGCGCGATTGCTTCATCAGAAGAATCTTCTCCGGTGTCTTTATCAATGATTGATCTCCAATTGCCAGATAAAGTAAAGAAGCAGATTATCAATGAGTTCAACCGAGTGTTGAAACTCTACAAATTTAATAGGAATGCTTCAGAGTACTTCCGCAATTGGTACATCGACGGCAAATCATTTTTCAATGTTATCATTGACCCAAAGAATCCTAAGAGAGGAATTCTAGATATTCGGTCGGTTGAACCAACACATATTAATAAAGTTAAAGAAGTCGAAAGTAAAATTGATCCTAATACAAAGCTCGAATACGAATCAATTGTTGATGAGTATTATATATATTCTCCAGATCTTTCTTCAAATACAGCCGATCGATCAAGTGCTATAAAATTTTCAAATGATTCCATTATTCAAGTTAACTCGGGGATTATGGATCCGGGGAGAACTCGAACTGTTGGTCACTTACACAAATCAATGAAGTTGGTTAACCAGCTTCGATATATGGAAGATTCTCTAGTGGTGTATCGTGTATCTCGCGCGCCTGAAAGACGTATTTTCTACATCGACGTCGGCAACCTTCCAAAGGGTAAAGCTGAAGAATATGTGCAACAAGTTGTTTCTCGCTATAGAAATAAGCTTGTGTATGATGCAAATACTGGTGCTATCAGTGATGATCGTAGGCACATGTCGATGCTCGAAGATTTCTATCTACCGCGGAGGGAAGGTGGAAGAGGAACCGAAATTAGTACTCTTGCCGGAGGAGAAAATCTAGGTCAAATTGATGATGTTGTATTCTTCCAACGAAAGCTGTATCGCGCGTTGAACGTTCCAACTGCTCGTCTTGAACAGGAAACATCATTTAGTGTAGGAAGAGCAAGTGAAGTTTCCAGAGAAGAAGTCAAGTTTCAAAAGTTTATTGATCGTCTCCGAAAGAAATTTTCGTTTATGTTATTGGATGCTTTGCGAATTCAGCTTATTCTTAAGGGAATTATCACTGAAGACGACTGGGAGGAAATTGAGGAAAACATTAATATCGGCTTTATTGAAGATAACTACTTTGCAGAACTCAAAGAATTTGAAATTCTCAGAGAACGTTTAGAAATGTCGCAAATGCTTGAAGATATTGTTGGTAAATATATCTCTGATAAGTACGTTCGCACTGTTATACTTAAGCAGTCTGAAGAAGATATCATGCGGCTAGACACAGAAATCGCTGAAGAAGCAGCTGAAGAAGATATTGATGATGAAGATATTGATGATGAAGATATCTAAAACTCTAAAACAAAAAAAATATAAATAGTACTAACATGAGTGATATTTCTAGAAAATTATTTAAAAGTATCGTTACTGATACCGCTTCGCAGGAAGCTTTTAGTAGCGCGGTGAAGGAAAAATTAGATCAGGCCATTGAAGTTCGTAGGGCGGGGATCGCAGGAGAAATTTACAACAAGGGAGCAAGTTTAGAAACTTCCAAAGAAGTAGTTAACGAAGCATCTAAAAATGATGTTGAAAAGCTTATAAAACATTTTGTCGGCATGGGCCACGGGCACAAGCGGAAAGGCAATTCAGTCGATTTCGGAGGTGGTTCTGTTATTGAGTTCTCTTTTGATAAGGGGAAAATCAAATTTGACGGAGGAAAGTCAGCCGGTAAAGGTTACTTCGATAATTTAAAAGATGCTATCGCATCACTATCACTAGGAATGGAAGACTAACAACAATAAGAAAAATGAAAATAGAACCATTAACAGTCGCGACGACTGCTTCACTAACCGCTGCAGCATCGAATTTGGGTAACGCTCAACAAGTACTAGTACAAAACACTGGTACTGCTGCAGCATATGTGCACATAGAAACAGGAACATCTGGAACTCGCTATGCTTCGTTCTATGTTCCAAACAAAAGTAACATCATAGTTCGTAAAAACATGACCGATGAAATTTTCGCTTCAACGGCAGCAGCAGGTACTGGGGCAAATATTGCCGTACTATTTACTAAAACTGGTTTTTACGCATAAGACCAATGAAATTAATTACAGAACATTTAGATAAGCTTGAGTATTTTACTGAAGCGAAAGACAACGGTGAAAAGAACGTTTTCATCAAAGGTGTCTTTATGCAGGCGGAGCAAGAAAACCGTAACAACAGGATTTACCCTAAAGCTATTCTCGAAGCAGCTTGTGGTAAATATGTTAAAGAACAAGTGAAAACTGGCCGAGCAGTGGGTGAATTGAATCATCCCGAAGGACCAGCGATTAACTTAGACAAAGTTTCACACAGAATTACCGAGCTTAATTGGGATGGTAATGACGTTGTTGGAAAGGCACTTATACTTGATACACCAATGGGCAAAATCGTGAAAGGTCTCGTTGAAGGTGGATGTAAGTTAGGTGTCTCTAGCCGTGGTATGGGTACTGTTGAGCAAAAGGATGGCAAAACATTTGTTAAAGGAGATTATGTCCTTTCAACTGTTGATATTGTTCAAGATCCTTCTGCCCCTTCCGCCTTCGTTGAAGGTATTATGGAAGGTGTCGAATGGATTTGGGAGAATGGTCTTCTCAAACCTCAACAAATTGAAGAATATGAGACTGAAATTAATAAAGTTCCACTTGGGCGCGTAAGCGAAGCTCAGGAACGGATCTTCAATGATTTCCTCTCCAAACTCTAAATTAAAACAAGAAAATATGTCAGAAGAAAACCAAATTATAGAAGACGTAGAGGAAAAGGACCTTGTTGAGAATCAGGAGCTTGTGCAGGATAATCCTGAAGAAGTTGCTGAGGACACAAGTCAAACTTTGACTCAAGCCGTCGTAGACGCACTTCTAGGCGAAGCCAAGAAGAATGAATCCGAAGATGAATCCGATGAGGATGACGATGATGATTCCGAAGAAGAAGAAGTTGAAGAAGCCAAATCTACATCTAAAAAAGAAGAGTCCGATGAGGATGATTCTGAAGAAGATGAAGAAGAAGTTGAAGAAGCCACAACCAAAACAGAAGTAGAAGAGTCCGATGA